GTTGACCAAATAACATGGCATCAACGCCTGAACTTGAATCGAAGGCGCTAAGCAAGTGACTAGCTGTTGCTTTGTCGATGCTCAAACTGGAATCTGAAAGATAAAGGGTCAATGGTTGATTGGCAAGTATTTCTCCTTCGACGCTCAAATTGCTGAAGTCGGATAAGCTCAGGCCGATCGCGGATAAATCAACGCCGGCTTTGCTGGCGTCAAAGAAAGCAACCAAGGCCCGGGCACTAACCCCGTCAACGCTCACGTTACTCTGGTCCGAGAACGGCAAACTTGCGCTGAGCCCGCCAGAATCAGCGCCAGCGTTCGAAACATCATTTAACAGGAGAAACAGCAAAAACGAGTCTACGCTTACGTTAGAGGCATCCGCGAAAAGTATGTTCGTCGCGTTAAGCCCCGTCAAGATTTCGAGACCCGGCAGCGAGGCGTCGTTCGGGAACAGAGTTGCCGACTGCGATGTTACGCTGTCTATCGTGACGTTCGACAGGTCGGATACGGAAAACACGCCCGGCAGGAAGAATGTATCCACGCCTTGGTTAGCGGCGTCGCTTAAGTACAACCTTGCCAATTGCGACGATATGACGTCCACGCTCAAGTTCGATGCGTCCGCCAAAGCGGGCCCATGCAGTTCCGAATCAGCGCCTGGCTGAGAAAAGTCGGCAACCAAAACCGTTGAGCCTGGCGCATACAATGAAACGTTGCCAAGATAGTACTGCATCGAGGAAGGCGAACCCTCATTATCGAGGTAGGATTCGTAGCTCCAAGCATACATTGGATTACTGTTGCCGTCGTAATAATTGTTGACGCTGCCCACCAGGCTCAGAACTTTTTTTGCGCCAATCCATGCTTCATAGGTGCCGTCGTTTGAAGTGCTTGTGGTAGCAACTTTCGCGTGAACCGTAATCTGGAACCACTGTCCGAGAGGGGACAAGGCCACGGTCTGGCTGACTACGGACCCCCCAGCGCAATATTCAACAAAAAGCAGCCCCGTCGATGGGTCAACCTGCACGGTTATAAATACAGTATCATCGGGGGATGTGAACATTAACAGAGCAATCTCGCCGCATGCTGCAACGGACGGAACGTAAACCCACTGCTGACTCCAGACTTCCTTGCTGTTCTGGCCTGTCCACGTGCTAATCTGCGTCCACGGATCATCACCATAATCGGCCTCCCCAAGCTTTTCAGAGCAAATCGGGCAGTAAGTGGAACCCTTAATCCAACAGGAATAGTTGCCTAGCGTGGGGCTGGACGCGACAGCCGGCATGACGCCAGGAGCGTAGTAGTTCGAGTTGAGGCAAAGGTTCCAGAGATATGGCGAAACAAAGCCCGCATTGAAATTGTCGCCAAAGAAGCTTGGTATTCCTGAGGCGAGCGTATATGTCCCAGAAAGATTATCGAAAGTGTCGACGGCGGCATTCGACGCGTCAGACACCGAAAACTGTTGCAAGGGAATAAGTCCTGAATCCGTCGTCAGGTTACTGCTGTCGGAGACGCCGAAAGTGCCCGTCAAGCCCATCGCGTCTACGGTAAGAGCGGAAGCGTCACTTACGGTTACAACCCCGCCGCCAGTAGCCGAGAAGGTGTCAACTGCGGCGTTTGACGCGTCGAGATACCAAGGAGCGAACGAATATAGAAGATCGGCGGCGGCATTGCTGGCATCTGCAGCCTTGGGACCCATACTTCCCAACGCATCAGAGGCAGCGTTGCTCGAATCCGAGCTGCTTATCGCCGAATAAGAATACTGTCCGTAAATGCAGTATTCACCAGTTCCCGTAGTGAGACTTGAGGCAGTGCTCGGAAAGCTCCCGTAAGACTGACTCTGATATTTGTAATTACTGCCCGTGTAACCACTATCAAAAGCTGTCGTGGCGTTATTCGCTTGGAAAGCAAGCCAGTAATACGTGCCATTGACCAAGTCTTGGCTGAACCCAGAAAAGTCGTTCCAGCCCGACGCCAATGTTTGCGATCTGGATTGCGCCAGCAACGTATGTGGTGAACCGCTGCTGTCCGTGTAAATGGCGACGCGCCCCGCGCCAGCTGCTGTCGCAACGTACAAATAAATATCCGTAAGAGTGGCTGTTTTGTTGCATTGGAACTGACTGTAAACTACATATCCGTTATCCGCGCCGCCATCATTCGACATGCCAGATATGCTCGTCTGCCCGAAAGTCCCAGTGGTCATGATTATTCACCGTCAAGAAAATTTTACTAACAAAGGGGAAAGAAAAAGAGAGTGGTTAACTGTCTTAGCTGAACGTTATCGTTAACGTCACAGTCCACGTCGTACCAGATGCTTTAGTACCCATTGATTGCACTAAACGGTTAAGAATGTGCGCTGTCGCCGGGGGCGTTGTTGCTGTTGAAGGCAATGACGCGGGCGTTGTAGTTGACGCTGCACAGATTTCTTGCCAAGCAAAATTTCCGTACGAGCTGCCGAAAGACGCCTGCAGAACAAGCTGCTGCGAGGAGCCCGTACCTGTTGTCGCCGTCACGATGACCCATTGGCACGAACTACCTTGCAAAGCGGTCTGCGTCGCCGCTGCCGCCGTTGTTCCGTTGCCAACTCCTATGCAGCCGTCAGTCGTATTCAAAGCTGTATATGAACCGCCGATTAGCGCTGGAGTTAAGATGTTGTTTATGCCATCGTTGAGAAGACAGTTCCCCTCGTACTCATCGACCGCGTAAGGCTTTACGCCTGCCGCCATGATTTCCTGCGAAGTCATCCCTGCAAAGTTACCGACGAACTTGTGCACATGCCACTTCACCTTCGCTTTCCAACAGTGCTCTTCAGCGGGCAAAACTGCGCCCACTGCGAGAGATTCCTGAGTTTTCACGTTTTCCATTTTCTTCATCTCCTATTTCTTTTCAAAAATACCCTCTCACACTGCCCAGCGCAAAGCTGGGTAAATTGTGAGGTCACATTGAGATCCCGGCTTAACGGTCTCAGACTTAAAAGACTGAGGCGGACAAAATCACATGCAGAATATTTGAAGCTGACCTAACTCGTATTCAAGCCAGTAACCTTCACGATTGCCTCTCCACACACCACAACGGGGCTGTACCTCGTCGTCAACGTCACATCGACCGAGTCGAATTCCTGCTTGATTTCAACGTCGCTCATCAATGGGCGTTTTACTTCGCGGCTGCGTTAGTCTGCAGCCTTAACGAAAAAGCCCAATGGCGAGTAAGCCGCTGACAAGTTCGGGCCCGTGCTCAGTATGTACGCGTTTCCCGCTGGAACAATGTTGCTTATGTACAGTTGCATGCCGTAGATCGAGCCTATCACGCCGTTCTGCATCGCACCTGGCTGCTCACCGTACTGCGCGTAAAGCGAGAACTGCGGAAGGTACATCACGTCGCGGGCGTTCACGGGGTTAAGAAGGATGCTGTCGGGGATGAAGTTTTTGCCTTCGACCGCTGCTTTGCCAGCCAAGATGTCTTTTGTGCCTAAGCCGCCGCTGATGGTGAACTCGGTTCCAGTTGCGCCGAGACTTTTTCCCGTTGCAGCGTTGGATGTCGCCGCGGCTGAGTCGATTACGGTCATGCAGTCGCTGTCGATGGTGTAAGCCATACGCCGCGCCAAACGCCTGAGCTGATTCTCGATGACGGGGATGTAGAGGTCTTCGATGTTTTCTCGGCTGATGCGTTCACGCAGCCCCTTCTTGTAGGGCGTGATGGTGATGGTGCTGTAGGGCGTGAAATCCATCTGAATCTCCGAGCCCTCGCCGACCTGGCTGATCGCAGACGAGCGGCTGCCGTTTTCCTTGACGAAAGTCGCCGTTTTGCCGGCAACCAGCGGAAACTCGGCAAGCAGCTTCTTGACGACGAGCGCGGGCATGCAGAGCTCGATGATTTTGCGATGCAGCGAGGGGTACGCGACTCCTCCTGTGTCGATGAAGGTTAATGCGTCTCTTACTAAACTCATTTTGCGTCACCTTTTCTAGGGTATGCAGTAGATCAAAGCGTAGATTACTGTGCCAGCCGCTGACGATGCTGTTAAGGCTCTGCCGATCCATTGCTCGGTCTTGTCAAGCTGCGGTTGCATTGCTGCTGTTGTGTAGGTGTCTGATCCTGGGGCAGACATTGCCGCGATTCCTTGGACTTCACCGTTAACGTCGCTGCCGATTCTCTGTCCCGTCGTGATGGTGCCTGAAGCAGTAACCCTAACCAAGCCTCTGCAGATCACCGTGATGGTTTTTCCTGCTGCGCCGCTTGTTAAAGCCACGCCTAGAACGCTCTTGCTTAAGCCGCTGGTAGGCAAAACCGCTGGGATGAAGCCTGAGTTGCTGATGTAGACCACTTGGCCAGCCGTCACGGTTCCGCCTGTGTCAACGACTGCGCTTATGAGGTAG